GGCGTGGGCCGCGTAGACTTCCTTGTTGAGGATATTGTCCTGGCCAATGTGCTGCAGCTCTTTTTGCCAGTAGTCCTCTTTTGTGCGGCGGTTCCAGGGACGGGCAAGGCCCTGCATGTACATAGTTTTCGGACGGACGGACATCATCGTCATGCAGATGCCGTGTTCCTCAAAATACCGCCGATAGCGATTCGATTTCATGGCAGCGATGCCATGTCCTTTCATGTCGCCTACATCGACAGTTGCCCCAGTTTCAGCGGTCGCCAGCACTTCGCTGAACTGGATAGTTTGCCTGCCGCCGCCCAGGTACTCAGGGCGCTGCAGGCGAGAATCGGCGGATTTGACGCCGAGATAGAGCAGATATTCCGTGTACCGACTACCGAATCGGGCACGGGCTTCCTCATACCGCTGCAAAGCGAGAGCTTCACGGAGAGCATTGACGGTAACCGCTGAGGCACCCGACAGATTTGCATCCCAGCGGATCGCAGTACCGGTGCCGCCACCGCCTTCGACCACCTGGATATTTTGGCCGGCAGCAGCGCCGGCACGTTGAGCAGTCCTGGCGCCCGAACCAGGATAAGGTGCGGCGCCTTCATACATACGAACAGGAGCGGTGCCGGTTAGCGGGATGGAGATGGCTGGCCCTTTTTGCTCCCAGGGGCGGGCCGAGGTGTAACTGTCTTTTTCCCAGGCAATGTTTTTGAGAGCGGTAGAGGTTGTGGCGTCGACGCCGTCGGCGACCGAGAGCCCCGCGAGCGTGACGAGGTCCTGGTCGCGGTAGTTTTCATTGAAGATGGAGGCGTAAGCGCGGAAGGGCAGAGCCGAGACTGAGATCGCTCCTGCGCTGATAGGTACTCCCAAATAGTCAGCCAGAGATCCAACTGCCACGGATGGGAGCGTAATTGTCGGATGGACTGTCGCGTCGAGTCCATCAGGTCCGCCTGTGATGAACTTTTCCCAGTTATCCCAGAGCAGTCGATTAGGAACAAACCAGTGATGGAACCGAACTTCCACAGGATGCATAACGGGCGAAAGTAGAGGCGCACAGCGCACCAGGGCGGAAGTCGATTGTTGGATTGTGTCACCAGGCAAAGCCTCATGCCAGCCAATAGGCACGAGCTCGCCCATGTCACAGGAGAGGAGTTTTGTGTAGCTGAGTGAAAACTTTCCACGTTTCATAACCTTTTCCTTGAGTTGGCGATAGCCTGACGTTTCTTGAGCTGGCGGTCAGTGTCTCCAGATTCTACTTCTAGAATTTCTTTAAGCGAGCGGTCAGTAGCCTTCGCAAGTATGCGCAAAGGCTGCACCCTTTCCGCGTCCTGGTAGAGCGCGGTTTCCTTGGGTGTGTTTTTCGGTAGGCCATGTGCTTTCCTAAGCTCGTTTTTTAAGTAGCGCCCTAAAGGCAGAATTTTTTTCCCGTGTCTGACCGACGACGGAACGTCGCCGGTCACGGGATCCATACCGAGCGTTGCGATTTGTTTCATCATGGGTTGTCCCAGGCCACCGTTTTGCCTGGACATGCGAATGAATTCCGGGTGACGACCAAACAGTCGATTGTCGTCCTTTCCGGTCATTTTTTTAAGAGTGTAGCCAGCAATGTATTGTGCTGACTCGGGAGTAATTTCGCCAATATGAATGAGTCCGTGACCCCATGTGGTTGATACAAGCTCACACTGAGGACAACAGGGAGGCCATCCTGGTCGGCGATCACGAGTAGCCCCGTAGTGGCAACCGGGGAAGCCGAACAGAGCTGCATGATAGTGCGGGCGGCCCCAGTGTGAGATTTCGGGGCGGTCATCCCCGTATTCCCCAACGGCGAAGAAGCGAATCTTCAAGGGGCTGATAGCCTTGCGCAAACGTTTTAGCCAGAGCTGCAAGTGCAGCGGTATAAGGGTCGCCGGGGCTAAAGATGACCAGTCTTCCGGTTGCGTCTTCAACAGCGCATCGTTTGAGTAGGTCAACGTTACGAAGGAATTGTGCGTGTGCAGGTGAGTTTCCAAGATAAGTCGATTTGTCCATTCTCGCCTCTTATTGATTTTGCAGGCGAGGCATTGGCCGCACGGAAATACCGAGTTGCCAATGCCTACGCGGGGGAACGTGCATCTTGCCATGCTACATCCTGTAGCCGACACGTTGAGCCATCGCAGAGCGGGGCTGACGGGTTGCCTTCGAACGATAGGACTTTGATTTGCGCCTACGCTTCCGGCCGCGGCCGTTTCCATTTCTCATTTTTTCACCTCCTTTCCCTGATTTTTGGTGGACCAAACCTCGTCTTCCAAAGCTTGATGATTTGCTCAGGAGTCGGGAGGTATTGATTCATCATCCCTTGCGGGGTGAGTGAGTAGCCGAGTTCCGCAGCCATTTTGGCCAGCGTCATCGGATTATATTTTGCTGTCTTCCAAGTGTTCCAGGCGTTGAGAACTTCTCCGCCTGTATCGCCCAGGGCATCTTCATTGCGCTGACCAGATTCAGCATCGAGCCCTGGAGGAAGTTTGATAGTTTTGTTACCCGCCAGGACCAGCTCGGGCGATACAGACTGAGCCTGGCCGGGAATGAGTTCGCCAGCTCCGCCGTCAGTCGGCATAGGAGGCTGGCGGTTGAGCTGCGCAATCTGAGAGCGCAGCAGATCATTTTCGAGCCCAGCCCTTTCGAGCTGGAGCGCACCAAGTTGGGTGTTGATTTTTTCAGTACCGTTCCGCGTGCGATCGATCGCGGAATCGATATTCTGCCCCATGCTTTCCATGGATGCAGAGAGACCGTCGCCAAGGCCGACGGGTTGATATGACATTGTGTTAGCGCCGAGAGCGGCGAGCGGGTGTAGACCCGCCTTAGTGGCATCAGCCACTTTCCACTGAATGCCCTTTTTTGCGAAATCTTTCTGCAGATCGATTTCTTTGGATTTTCCTAGGAAATTTAACCCACTTCCTATGATCCCGCCGATGGCGGAGAGTATGCCCATGTCTTCCTCCTAGCAATGAACGTCAGACCATTGAGTCCTTTGAGGCCGAGCAGAGCCTCGGCCAGTTTTCCGTTTCGCAAAGAGAACCTCTTTGCGTTGTTTCCGTCGCACACAGATTGCGACTTTTTTAGGAACCCTGAACCCGATAGCTGTCGGGACCAGGGATTTAAGTTTTGAAGAAGAAAAGGCCACGGGTTTTAACCGTGGCCTTTTTGAGTTGAGCATCTGAACGGGGCGGCGAACGCCGTCAGGATGCCAGGTGCGCCGATCTTCAACCAGGCGCAGGTCAGGAAGAAGCCGGATGGGGCGTGGCGTCAGGATTCGAGGCATACTAGGGACCAGCAACCTCCGGTTAGCGAACTTTTGGATTTCGCGCGGTCCAGACCTCTTTTTCCTAGCCACTTCCGGTTCTCCTTTTTTGGGTAGGTGTGGTGTCACCTACCATAGTGCACGAACGAGAGTTGTGCACCGATTTGGGCTCCAGGGCAAGGCTAGGAGCCCACTTCCAGGTCAGTGCCTGGATCCTCCGCCGGAGCGGGGTCTCGGCCCTTGCGGGCCTTCTTAAGGGGCTCTGGAGGGGGGTCCTCTTGGTCGGCCCTGGCGCGAGCCTTGCGGTCAGCTTCCTTTAGTTCCGCAGCGCGCGCTTTAGCCGACAGAGAAGCAGTACCCTCGCGTATAAGTTCGGCGAGGGAGGGCTCCAGGTCATTTTCGTATTGCGAGTCGGGGAAATAATCATCACCGACTTCGAAGTCGTTTGCCTCCTCAAAAGTTTCGTGTCCGGCTGCATCGATCTCCTGCTGCAGCCGCTCATTGTGCACGAGCATTTTGATGTAGTCACGGATGTGAACCTCCGGTTTTTTGCCCAGGGACGGAGCTGCAGGCCGAGGATCGGGCAGCTCCTGGCCGAGCGCGTTTAAGAACCGCTCTTGCCTGGAGATACGCTTAAGCGTCAGGACCCCAGTTTGAGGATCCATTACCTCGATCTGGTATTGATCGACGGGGAAATTGCCTTCCATAGGCATTTTTTTTGGTGTGTCTTCCATAGGAGTTTTTCCTTTAGTTGAGAGTTTAGTTATTTAGTAAATAAAAGAAGCGCCCGTTTGGGCCACCAGGCGACGAGCCTGGATTGAGTGCTTCGCCATGACATACAAACAGTCAGCCGAAGGAGCTGCAAAGACCCGCTTAGTGGGAGTGGACGTTACGAACGTCCCATTCAAAGCGGGATCCGACGAGAAATCCCTGGCCAGGTGCCAGTAGTTCAGAGTCGTGGTGCGGAATTCACCGCCCACATTAGATTCCAGTTTACGATATTCGTCATAGCGGTCCTGCCAGCCGAACGTCCCGTCGGGCGTGGCGTGGGCCGCGTAGACTTCCTTGTTGAGGATATTGTCCTGGCCAATGTGCTGCAGCTCTTTTTGCCAGTAGTCCTCTTTTGTGCGGCGGTTCCAGGG